GGTGATTACACATTAAAAGTACAATCAGGAGGCACTATTACTCTTGACACAGGAGTATCTGCAGGTAGTGTAACAATCACAGGTGATTTGATTGTACAAGGCGACCAAACAACTATTAACACTCAAGAACTTGATGTAGAAGATAGTATTATTAGAGTCAATAGAAATGATGCCACACCGGGTGGTGTTGCGTCTCCAGGCGCTGGTATAGAAATTTACAATGGATTAGGTGGTGGTACAGCACAAGGTGATGATGACCAGACTGCGCCTATGTTCTTGTTTACAAAAGATTTTAACCATTCATATTGGGGATCATCTGGAAACTTATCACAAAGCGGAACATTTATTTTAAGAAGCAAAAGTGCTAATACAGATTTAATAGGTTTAAGAACACACAATATTAATTCAGATACAGGTATTGTTTTAGAGCCAGGCGGAAGCGGCACAGTCAGAATAGAAAAAGTTAACTATGAAACTTTTTTATCCAACGACAATGATATACCAAATAAAAAATATGTAGATGATGAAATAAACGCAATAACACTTGGTGCGGCATTTCCTAGAATTGTTCAAGGTGACAGTGAAATACAAATTTATGATAATAGTACAACAGGTGTAGATTCAAGAATTGAAACAAAGGTTGATAATGTTTTAAAATCATTTATTAGTAAAGATTATTTTGATGTGTACAGCACAACAATTAACTTAAATGAAGTAAGAATAGAGCAGAATGAAATTTCTACTAATTCTTCAAATGAGGATTTAATCCTTTCAGCACCGGGCACAGGAAGTGTTAAGGTGTCAGACAGTATGGTAATCAAACTGCGTCCAAACGTGTTAGATCCACTTGCTGACCCTGTATACAGCACAGAAGGTATAAAATTATATGCTAAAACGCCAGGTGTGGGTGACTCAGGATTATTTTTTGTAAATACAAACGACGAAAGAGACGAATTGATCAGCAAACAACGTGCTTTGGTGTTCAGTCATATGTTTTAAGGAGCAAAGATGGCAATAAACAATGTAGTAGTAACTCAAGGTAGCAATGCTCAAGTGTTTTCGACTGGTACTGTACCTGCAGGAAAAACATACGGTGTATCAAATATGCTGATATGTAATAGTGCGGCAGAAGATCAAACAGGAGCCAATGACGCAACATTTAGAGTTTTTGTTGTACCTAACGGACAAACATTTAACGCCAACAGCAACATGATAATTAATGATGCCCTTTTACCAGGCGCAGAAACTTTTATCTTAGATACAGAGAAATTAATGTTGACTGCTGGTGATACAGTTGTGGTTGAAAACACAGCCGTAAACAATGTTACTTTGATTGCAACAGTAAGTTACCTAGAGGTATAATGCGATATCTAAAAAGACAATCTACAAATACGAGACTAATCGCCGGCAGAGGCGTGGTGTATGATCAATATGAACAATTGATTATTCCAGGCACAGGAGCAATTTTAGTTCCTAAAGGTGACACAGCAAGTAGACCTAATCCAGCAGAAGTTGGACAATTAAGATACAACACAGACACAAGAAGTTTTGAATACTATGAAGGTGTTCCTAACGGTGGTAATGCATGGAAACAAGCAAGATTTAGAGAACCAGTTACAGTAACGAAACAAAATTTAGGAAACGGAGATGATCAAGAAGTGAACTTCGGTCCACTGAATGCAAATGATGTAGACTTTTACTATCCTGCGAATCCTGAGCAAGTTTTAGTAATGGTCGAAAACGTTTTACAAATACCTGACACGAACTATTCGATTGTGCAACAACCTTGTTACTACAACACAACGCAAATAGGTTTTGCAAGTAATTACAATGGTTATGCAACTATTGTTGGCAGAGACAATTCATTAGTAAACTTTGTTACAAAAGGATACCATGCAGGGCAAACAGTTAGTGTAAGCGGTGCGGCTAATGGAAGTAATAATGGTAATTTCACAGTTGTAGACGTTGGAATAGATTTAAGTTTTCCTCTTCCTGGATACAATGCACAAAATCAAGTATCGTATATCCAAGTGGCAGAAACTTTAGTAACTGAATCCAACGGTTCATCACCAAACACAATTACACTAGAAGGTTTCAATTCAGGTGGCCAATCATATGCTTCAACTATTACTATTAACAACGTGGCAGAACCAGCCTTTTATATTAACTTTGGAACGCCAGTACCAACTGGAAAACCTGTTAATGTGTTACACAACTTTGACAAATAAAGTCAACTACAATTTTCAATAAATACACAAAAAGGAGAAAACAATGGCTCACGTAGCAGGGCACGAAGTAGGACGTATATCAGGACCATTATTAAAGTCTAATCTACAAAGAACTAGTGATTTAGCGTTCGAAACAGATCTCCTTTACATTTCGCATACAAATGGTAAAATAGGTATTAAGGATGATGCGCCTGCATTTGAACTAACAGTTGACGGCACAACAAATACTCCTGCTAGTTTTATTGCAACTAATTCAGCACAATTAGGAAATTTTCAAGTAACTGGTACAGGTTTCTCAACACCAACAGGTGATATTACAATAGGTCTTGTAGATGGAAGTGGCAATCCAAAAGCAGGTGATATTGTAATGAACGAATTAAGAACTGCAAGTTTAAGTTTTACAAATAGCACAATAAGTTCAAGCGATGATATTATTATTCAACCAGGACCTGGCACTGGTATATTTAGAATACCTACAGATTTAAAATCTTATGGTGACATTCATGCTACTGGTGATATTACTTTTGACGGAAATCTTTTAATATCTGGAGATAATGCAAATGAAGACACAATTACTATAGGTGGTGAATTAGACAGTAACCTTGTCCCGGATCAAACTTTAACTTACAACTTAGGAAGTAATACTCAAAGATGGGGTCACATTTACACAAATAGAATTTTAGATTTGAATGATGTTTCTATTCAAGGAGATTTAAGTTTTAATGGAATTGCTGTAAACTTAGGCATAGTAAACAAATGGTACGTTAGTACAAATGGTTTAGATACATCTCCAGGTGATCATCCTAACTTTGCATTTGCAACACTACAAAAAGCAATCGAAACTGTAGAAGAAAGCACAGCAGGTCCTCATGAAATTCACTTGATGCCTGGCGATTACGAAGAAGTGTTTCCATTAGAAGTGCCGATGAACACTACAATTAAAGGTTCAGGAATAAGATCAGTTTCAATACGCCCAACAGTGGCAACACAAAGTAACGATGCATTTTTATTAAATGAAGGTTCGATGGTATCGGATTTAACTGTAAAAGATTTTTATTATGACAGCGGAAATAATACAGGACATGGTTTAAGATTTGCACCAAATGCCAACTTAATTGGAAAAAGTCCATACATTCAAAACGTTACAGTTCTAACAAAAGGTTCAACAATCACAGTTGCTGATCCAAGAGGATTTGATAGTGGTGATGCTGGAAAAGGTGTGTTGTTAGATGCATCAGTTGTAGACCCTTCAAGTTATGCGGCAAGTATGCTGTTGAATTCAGTTACATTCATTACACCAGGTGTCGATGCAGTAACAATCAAAAATGGTGCTAGAATGGAGTTTATAGATTGTTTTACATACTTTGCAAACAGAGGTGTGTATATGGAACATACATTACCTCAATATACACCTACAGCAGGAACTTATGATCCAGTAACCGGTATAATGAATTTAACTATCGGCAATCACGCAATGAGAGTTGGGGAAACAATTACTATTGCTAACGACAGTTTAACTTTTACGTGTGCAATGGACAATCACCAAACTGATCATACTTACCCAAGATCAACTGATCCATATTCAGGTAGAAAAGTTAAAATTACAGAAACTACTGCAACGTCAATTACTTGTAACGTTGGTGTATCAAGCAACACAACAGCACACTTATTCAAAAGTGCCACTGCGAATGCTGTTACTGAAGGCACATTAAATGAAGTTAGAAGTATTGCAAGTGCTAACATTTATGGTAACAAAGGTGTAGAAGCAGATGGAAACGGTTGTTTAGCATATCTAATCAGTCATAATTTTGCTTACATAGGTGTAGGAAAAGATGTCACAAATGATATTAGTCTAGTGAATCAATTTGCTGAAGTTTTAGAATTAAACGGTGCTCAAGTAAATTTTGTCAGTCAAGACCAAGGAAGTGATTTTAGAGTTGGTGATAACTTTTTTGTTGATGCATCTAAAGGAACAACAACAATTGACGTGACAGGATCTGATCTTACAGGATCTAGTTTAACGATTGGAAGAAACAATATTACATTTATAGATGCTACCAAGATAGAAACAGGTAATTTTAGGATTTCAAACAACACAATACAATCCATTGTGAATGGTATTGATGTAACGTCTGCAGGTGGAACGATTAATTTCCTTGGCAACGTTAATATGCAAAAAGATTTAACTGTATCAAACAATGTAACAATTGGTGGTTCGGCAATTAACTTTGGTAATGATAGCAATGATACTATAGATTTCAGTATGGATATTGACCAAGATTTAATTCCAAGTACTGATGGTGCAAGTAATTTAGGACAAATTAACAAACAATGGAAAAAGTTAAACAATTCTAAAACAGTAATTGAAGATATAGAAATACATAACAATTACATTACAGCATTCAATACCAATCAGGATCTTACTTTACGTGGATCTGGAACTGGTTACGTAAAAATCGGTGACTTAGATTTTAAAACAAATATTTCGAATGCAGGTGGTGATGTTGCAATTAACAGTAATTCTGCAACAACAAGTATTACCTCGACTGGTGCATTTGAATTACCTGTTGGAACATCAGGGCAAGATCCTGCAACAGCACAATCTTTAAGATTTAACACGTCTTTAGGAAACTTTGTTTCATACACTTCCGGACCAAGCATTATTAGTGGAGTAACTGACTTTGATAAAGATACCTACATTAGCACAGCAAGTAATCAATTTACTTTCTTTGCAGGTGGTGTCGCAACAGGACAAATCACTGGTGCTGGTTTTCTAGACGCTATTGCAGTAAGTTCTAATAATCAAACAAAATTAGATGGAAATACAATCTCTGTTGGCTCAAATGGTGGACAAGGTGGAGTTTCGGCAAATGGCGCTGGTAGGGTATTATTCGATTCATCAAGTTTTGAAATAGGCAACAGTGATATCTTTGTAACAACTACAAACGATGACCTTGACTTTGGCTTTAATGGTACAGTAAGAAACACTTATTTGCACTTTGATACAACTAAAGCGGCAGTTATGCCATACGGTACCCAAGCAGTGCGTCCTGTGGTCGCTAGACAGGGTGAATTATGGTGGAATGAAAGCAATAGCACATTAGAAGTATATACTGGTACAGAATGGGTAACTTCTGTTGGATCCCAAACAATCACTGTAACGCAGGATTATGCTCAAGAACTTAACGTAATTTACGATCTTATTTTAGCATAATTCTATTGTAATAGAATCAAATACCAAAACGTGAATAAATAGTATTAATGTTTTAGTATGACCAATACTCTGACAGGACAAACCGTGGTTAACCGGCGAAGAGTCTTTAAACAGCAAAGAATGAAAATTGGGTTAGAGGCACAAGATGCCCGTTTAAAGGAGAGATAAATGGCCGTTGGTCGAATTTCAGGTCCGCTCTTAAAGGCAAATCTCGTTCGTTCCACGTTACCAGTGGAAAGACGAAACCTTGCGTTTGAGACTGACTTATTATACATAGATGTTAATAATGACAGAATTGGGGTCAAGACAAGTAGTCCTCAATATCCTTTAGACGTTTCAGGAACAATCAGAACAACAGATTTACAAGTTTCAAATAGCACACAAATTAATAATGTTACAATAAGTGCTAATAGCATTACAACAACTGGAAATCAATTAAACCTTGCTACACCTGATAGTGCTGTTTACAATAACAGATTATTAGTTGATGATTTAATTATAGATGGCAACACAATCACTGCAACAGACACTAATCAAAATTTTGAAATTATACCAAGTGGAACAGGGACTGTAGAAGTACGTGGTGACACAAGAGTCGAGGGTAATATCCACGCAACTGGAAATATTAGAGCAGACGGAAATATCCAAATTGGTGACCAAGATACTGATACTATTACAATTAATGCTGATGTGGCATCAAATTTAGTACCTGATGCGTCAAACACATACACTTTAGGTCTAGCAAACAAGAGATGGGACGAAGTATTTGCAAATAACTTAACTGTTGATAACCTAACGTTGACAGGAAATATCACAGTAAATGGTCTAGATTTGACTGCAAGACCAGGAAAAACTTATTATGTTGCAACAAACGGTGATGATTTACAGACAGGAACTCACCAAAATGATCCATACGCAAGTTTAACAAAAGCATTATCAGTTGCTGTATCAGGTGATCATATTCACATATATCCAGGTACGTACACAGAAACTTTCCCAATGGTTGTGCCAGTGGGTGTATCAGTAAGAGGTGATGGATTAAGAGCAGTTACTATACAACCGACAACTCCAACAAAAACTAATGATGGTTTTATTTTAAACGGTGAAGTTACAATTGAAGATTTAACAATAACAGGATTTAATTTTGATTCTGTAAACAATACAGGACACGCATTTAGATTTAATTCTAATGGTGACAGTAGCGGGTACGCAGTAACATCTAGATCTCCATACATCAGAAACGTAACTGTCTTAACACAAGGAACAACAACTAGTGCAAATGATCCAAGAGGTTTTGCTTCAGGAGATGCAGGTAAAGGTGCATTTTTAGATGGATCAATGGCAACTGCTTGGAGTAGAGAAGCAGGTGCATTATTCCAAAACGTCACTATGATTACACCGGGTGTTGATGCTTTAACTTTGACAAACGGAGTGAGAGTTGAATGGTTAAACTCATTTACGTATTTTGCAAATAGATCAATTTATGCATATGATGGAGTATCAGGACTTGCTGGACAAGGACAAACAAATTTAAGAGTTGATGGAATAAGTGGTTCCATTACTGCTGGAGAAACAATATTCTACTACAATGACAGTGGACAAGTAATAAGTTCTGCAACAATTGATTCAGTGGATGGCAATAGAATTACTATTAACGGGAAAGTAACAGGATTTGAATTGCCACCTGAATCAGGCGGAAAAACAATGGTTGCTAATGGCAACGCTCAATTGAATACAAGTATTAAAAAGTTTGGACAAAGTAGTTTGCAACTAGGTGGCACTGCTGATGGAACGAACACAGCAAATAGTGTAGACTTTGGCTTTGGTACAGATGATTTTACAATCGAAACTTGGGTAAGATCCAATCAAGCACAAACAACTGTACTGTTTGATACTAGAGCAAATCAAAGTAATGACAACGGAATACAAGTGTCTGTCAGCAATAGCACACCAAGAATATTATTAAATGGTTCGTATGTGCTAACAGGAACTAACGGATTCAATGATAACATTTGGACACACTTTGCAGTTTCTAGAAGAAACAGTTATACTAAAATTTTTATAGACGGTGTAAATTCAGGACAAACAAGAAATCCAAAAACTTTAACTTCGAATGACGGAGTCACAACTAATTCATCAATTAAAAAATATGGCGATAAGTCAGTGCAATTTGATGGTGCAGATGATTGCATAGATGTTGCAAACACAGCCGACTTTGGATTTGGCACAGGTGACTTTACTGCTGAAGCATGGATACAAACAAATTCTACTGCACAGCAAACTGTTTATGATTTTAGAACAACTGCAACTGAAAATAAAGTTTGGATGTATATTACTCCAACAAACAACAAATTACTTTTATATGTAAATGGTTCTGTAATTGCAGAACTTACTGGTATTACTCTTTCTAATTGGCATCATGTTGCTTTAACTAGACAGGCAGGCGTAGGAAGATTATTCTTAGATGGTGTGTTAGGCGCTACATTTACTTTTGCAAATAATTTAGGTGCAACAACTCCATGTAGAATTGGAGCAAGGTACGATGCTATTGGCACAAATGAATTTTCTGGATATATGGATGCTATTAGAGTAAGTTCTAGTGCAAAATACACTTCAGCATTTACGCCAGATAATTTAGTTAACACAACTGACACTTTATTATTAATTGACGCAGAAGATGGTATAGTTGATAACACAAACTTGTACATGAATACAAATTTAGCAAGTGCAAAACCTTTAACAATAGGAAATAATTATTCTAATAACAACGGATTCAACGGATATCTAGATGATTTCAGAGTTATAAAAGGTTTTTCTTTATACAGCACAAACTTTACTCCACCGACAGCAGAATTAACTAGAACAACGCAAACATCTTTACTTTTAAGATTTAATGGTGACAACGGCTCAACATCATTTACTGAAACATTAACACTTCCACAAGACATTAGATTTAGTGGTGGTGCAACTGCTGAAAGATTTACTCTTGTTGATTATGCAGACTTTGGTGCAGAAGTACGTGCGATTGCATCTGCTTCTATCTATGGAAATTATGGAGTATGGGGAGATGGTATTGGTGTAAGAATGTATTTGATATCTCACAACCTTGCTTACATAGGAAATGGAAAAGAAGTTTCAAATGATGCAAATACAGTGATCCAAACAAATGAAATTGTAAAACAAAATGACGCAAGTATATTCTTTACGTCTGTTGACCACAAAGGTGATTTTAGAGTTGGTGATCAATTTTATGTTAACCAGGAAACAGGACAAGTTGACTTTACTACATCAACATTAAACATAGACATTGATCAAGGTGTTACTTTTACAACTGGTGCTGACATCACAGTAATTAATGGTTCAAGTGTTGAAACAGGAAATATTAAAATAAGTGGTAATACTATTGAAAGTTTAACAGGTGATGTAAATTTCGATTCTAACACTGATTTAATGAACTTGCAAAATAATGTTGCAATTACAGGAAATTTAGATGTAACAGGTGACATAACAATTGGCGGTAATGTCACTATTGGTGATGAAACAACAGACTCAATTAATATTACAGCAGGTATAGGTTCGGATCTTAGACCAGCAGTTGATAATTTATATGATTTAGGAACTGCAACAAAAAGATGGAACACTGTATTCACTAGAGAATTACAGACAGATAGTATTAAAATTGACAACAACGTTATCCAAACTATTGATTCTAATGCAGATTTAGAACTTAGAACTAATGGTACAGGAAATGTAAATGTTGAAAACTTTAGTATAAATGGTGATACTATTTCAAACACAAATGATATTACTATCAATCCATCAACAGGTGTATTTAGAGTTGATGGTACTGGAGCAGTAAAAGTTCCAGCAGGAACAACAGCAGAAAGACCTGGATCTCCGGCTCTTGGTATGTTGCGTTATAATACAGATACAGGATTCTTTGAAGGATATGATGGAAATTGGATTCCGTTAGCAGGTGTATCGGATATTGACCAAGACACTTATATTACTGCGGAACTGAACCCAGGTGATGACGATGACACTTTAAGATTTTATGCGGCAGGTCAGTTAGTTGCAGATGTCAACTCAACTAGATTTGACGTGCAAAAATTGGTAGTAGATAATCTATTATTACAAGGAAATTCAATATCAACTACTGGAACTGACCAAGATTTAGTCTTAAATGCTAATGGTTTAGGTACAATCAAAGTAGAAGACTTTGTTTTTGAAGGAAATACGATAACTAATAGTGTACCCGACAGTCCGACGGTTTTTAGGACCACAGGAGACGGTTATATCGACGTTTCACAGGCTGGTGGATTCGTTTTACCCACTGGAACAAGCGTAGATAGACCAAGTGTTGGTGTTACTGGTATGATCAGGTACAACACAAATGACCAAAGGGTTGAGTTGTATGATGGTACTAGTTGGGGATCAATTGCTGGAAGTTCTGGAGCAGTTAGTATTCTTGACGCAACAGAAATTGCAATTAAAATTGCATTAACATATGGATAAGATTTGAGATGGCAACGGCATTTAAAAACACAATAATCAAAAACATAGGAACTGTTCCTGTTGAATTATACACAGCAGATCCTGGAACTAATACAACTTTTGTTGGATTAAGTCTTGCAAACTTAACTGATTCAGTAGTAAGAGCAAGTGTAACTTTAAAAGATACAACATCAGTTGAAGGTTTTATTATTAAAGATTGTTTTATAGCACCTAATTCAAGTTTAAGAGTTTTGAATGCAGGTGAAAAACTTATTGTTGCAGAAAACAATCAATTATTTTGCACAGCAAACATTAATGATTCTTTGGATGTTGTTGCAAGTTTTGTGGAGATAACATAAGATGACACAGAGTGTTGGTCAAAGTGTAAACGTATATTTGAAAGAAGGAATCAAAGACAGATACTTCTATGGATTATATCGTACAGACGAAGGTATGTTGTACCTTGGTAGAGTTGACCAATTGGCTCGTAATGACAGTATTCAAGTGAACAATCCTGGAGCGGCGGCAAATGATTTTACCGAGTTTGATCAAGGATATGATTTCTTTGAAGGGCGTGATCTTAATCATGAAAAAGTTTTCTTGAATTTAAGATACGAACAATTCAGATGGGACGATGTCAATCTGGATTATTTTATAAACGATGACGGCGAACTGTGCGTGAGAGTTAACAGTAAAAAAGGTGAAGGTGTGGTAACATACCCTGACGTTTCTGAAAGTGTAGATTCAGTCATATCACCATTTACTTTTGACAAAGAAGCATACACATTTGACGACAGTGACATAACATTTGATAGAGGATAGGAGTAGTAGGAAAAATGGCACGACAACTTATAAATGACGGTATCCTACCTAATGATGGTCAAGGTGACACATTAAGGCAAGGTGCGTCGAAAATTAATAATAACTTCCAAGAGTTATATACAACTTTAGGAAATGGTACACAAATTACCTTAATAGAAAATGGCTTGTTAAATGTAACAGGTTCAAACAAAGTAACTTTTTTATACAATGCATTGGCTGATTTGCCAAGTCCGTCAACATACCATGGTATGTTTGCTCATGTACACGGTGAGAACGCTTCCTACTACGCTCACGCAGGTGCTTGGGTAAAACTACTTGACACAAATAAGTCAATTGGTTTACTTGCAGATGTTGATGTTACTACTGCGGCTCCACAAGATGGACAAGCATTAGTTTGGGACAATGGTAATGCTACTTGGAAACCTGGAACTGTACAAGCAGGTGGCGGTGGCGGTGGAAACCAAGGTGCAACAGACTTCTTAGGTTTAACTGATACACCATCAAGTTTTACAGGTAATTCAAATTATTTTGTAAAAGTAAATGCACAAAGTAATGGACTTACTTTTACTGCATCACCAGGTAGTGTAAATGATTTATCAGATGTAGATACAGTCACAGTGGCTCCTACAGCAGGACAAGTATTAAAATGGAACGGAAATAATTGGGTTCCTGCCAATGACGCAACAGCGGGTGGTGGATCAACAGATGCAGATACTTTAGATGGATTAGACAGCACATATTTCTTAAATTACAATAATTTGTCTAACAAACCATCTATTCCTTCAGAACTACAAGACTTAGGAATTGCTGATGGTAATGCAGATCAGGTACTAACCACTGATGGTGCTGGTAACTTTACTTTCCAAGATGCCGCAAGTGGTGGCGGTGGTGCAACAACACTTGGTGCATTAACTGACGTAACAGTTTCAAGTCCAACAGTTGGTGACGTACTTTACTACAATGGCACAGGTTGGGTAGCACAAAACGGTCCAGTTATAAGATGGGAAGTAACGGCAAATGGTGCTTCTGACTATGTGTTTGAAGGTCCAGGTTTTGTATCAGGAACAAATGATCCAACATTATATTTGTCAAGAGGACACACATATATTTTTATTAACAACTCAGGCGGAAATCATCCATTTGAAATTAGAACAGGTTTCAACGGCTCTGCATATTCGTCTGGTGTAACAAACAATGGTGCAAACAGTGGTGCAATTACATTTACTGTGCCGATGAATGCTCCATCAACGTTGTATTACCAATGTACAAATCACCAAAACATGGGTAACACAATTAATATTGTAGCATAAGGAGTAAAAGGTTTAGATGTCTGAAACTTTTGGAATTGGAATAGAAGATTTACAACAGTCACTTGGTAATGCTCGTTATTTTTACGGCTTAAGAAGAACTGATCAAGGCACTTTGTATCTTGTTAAAGCCGATTTATTAGAGTTAGAAGACGGTGTAATTGTTAATAAACCAGGTGCTCCAAGTCAAAATTACAATGATTTTAGTAGAGGACAGGACTTTTTTGATGGAAAAGATACAGAACACAAGAAAGTTTTTGAAAATCTAGTGTATGAACAATTTAGATGGGATGGTAGAAATGTATTCTACTATATTAACGAACAGGGCGAATTAGTTCTAAAAGTGAATGAATCGCACACATACGAGGAATAATAAATACAGGTAATAGAAGTCTATGGCAGAATTTAAACTAGATAGGATACGTTTTAGATACAGAGGTGATTGGAATTCAGCAACCAATTACGTAAAAGATGATGTGATTCGTTACGGTGCAAAAGTATATGTTTGTATCGAAGTACACCAAGCAGATGCTAATTTCTACAATGATTTGAATAATTCTACACCAAGATGGGTGCAGATGATGGATGGTCAGTCTTGGACTGGCGAATGGAAAGCGGCAACATTCTATAGAATAGGTGACCTTGTAAAATTAGGTGGAGTAATTTATAAATGTATTGAAGGACACACTTCTAATACAAGTGCTAATGATGGAATTTTAGGTGATGAACTTAAATGGGTATACTTTGCAAGAGGTGAAAACTGGACAAGTGTTTGGCTTCCTAACACACTTTACAATGTAGATGACACAGTAATCTATGGTGGTACAGTTTACAAATGTTTAACATCACACCAATCACAAAATGCTGATGCTGGTTTAGAATTTGATGCAGAAAAATGGGAATTCTATTCGCAGTCAGATAATTACAGAGGTGAGTGGGCACCAAACACACACTACTACATTGATGATATAGCAAGATACGGTGGTATCTTATACAGAGCAATTGGATCACACATCAGTACACCTAACATTGTGTACACAAATCCAACAAACACTTATAACCAAGACAATGTAAACAATCCAACAGGCGGAACAAACGCAACATTCGAACTTTACAGAGATGGTGGAAACTATTATGGTAAAATTTTAACTGCTGGTTCAGGATATGTCCAAGCAGAAACATTTACAGTATTAGGATCTAACTTAAATGGTGCAGACTCAACTAATGATTGTACAATTACAATTACGACAGTTGATGGAACAGGAGCAATTACAGCCATAAGTGTGGCAGGAACGGCAGAAGCAACAGTAACATTTGGTTTAGAAACTGACGCGGCAAGATGGGAAACTGCTTTAGAAGGTATTGAATATAAAACTGCTTTTGCTCAATATACACACTACAAGAAAAATGAAATTGTAAAATGGTCTCCAGGTTTGTGGAAAGTAACAACTTCACACTTTGCATTTGGACCAAATTTAGATGAAACAAAATTTTCACTGTACGTTCCAGGATTAGAATATGAAACACAATGGTTAGACACACAATACTATCAAAAAGGTGACATTGTACTTTACGGTGGTTACTCTTACGTTGCATTACAATCAAACGTTGCTAGTAAACCAGCAGTAACAGATAGCACAGGAAATTGGGAACTTGTATTTCCAGGTTACAATTACAGAGGTGAATGGATTGGCACAGTTGAAAACAATGGAGTAGACGAGCCAGTTCCATATAAAACTGGAGATGTTGTACTTGCAGGTGGTAACTTATACATTGCTGTAAGAGATAATGAAAACTTAGGACCAGATACAGAATCAGTTTATGATCCAGGTTCTGATGATCCTTTCCCGTGGCAATTATTAGTAACTGGAAAACGTTGGAAAGGTCCTTGGACTGAAGCCACGTCGGCAGGAGCAGTTGAATATTATCCAGGTGATGTTGTAACAGTTGCAGGAACACTTTGGGCTTGTATTGACAAGCACATGGCTAATTCATCAGATGCTAAACCACCACTAGACTTAGAATCAGAAAACGTTGGTCCTTATTGGGTACTATTGGCACAAGGTGCACCAGGTAACGTCTTAGAATATCCAGGTGACTTAAAAACACAAAATGATGATTCTACAAGATTAAGAATTGGTATTGGAACGCCAGGACAAATTTCAAAAGTTTCAGCAACAGGTTTTCCAGGTTGGGGAGATTTTGAAAGAACAGCAAATGTATATTATGTGTCTCCTAAAGGTGCAGACACTCCAGATAATGGGCTACTTCCTAGTGCTCCATTTGCCTCAATAAAATATGCTTGTGAATATATTCAAGAATCACCAAGTACAAGAACACCAGCAACTGTGTTTATTAAAACAGGATTTTATGAAGAACAACTTCCAATTAAAGTGCCAAGAGATACTGCACTTGTTGGAGATGAATTAAGAAGTACAAATGTAAGACCAGCAACAGGTTTTGAAACGCAAAATATGTTTTTGGTTAACAATGGTTCTGGAATAAGAAACATGACATTGCAAGGTTTATCAGGAACTTTAGGTGATGTTAATGAATACGGAACAAGAAGACCAACTGGCGGTGCGTTTGTTTCCCTTGATCCAGGTACAGGTCCAACAGATGCAACTACATGGATCACAAATAAATCTTGTTATGTACAAAATGTATCTACATTTGGTTCAGGTGCAATTGGTTTAAAAGTAGACGGAGATTTACACAACGGTGGAAACAAATCTGTTGTTGCAAATGACTTTACGCAAATTATTGACAACGGTATTGGATTCTGGGTAAACGGTGACGGTAAATCAGAACTTGTATCTGTGTTTACATACTACAATCACATTGGTTATCTAGCAACAAACGGTGGTAAAGTTAGAGCAACTAACGGAAACAATTCATATGGAGACTTTGGTTCCGTTGCAGAAGGTGTTGCCGCAACAGAAACTCCAATTACTTGTAAAATAGATAACAGAACAGGTGAAGCAATAGTAAACAGTGTTTACAATGATGAAAACGAAATTTATGCTTTTGCATACACACATGGTGGAGAGAATTATACAACAGCAAACATAACAATTGAAGGTTCAGGTGAAGGTGCCGCGGCAAGTATCAAATACGAAAATACAAGAGACGGCGCAATAAAAGAAATAAGAATTAAAGGACCTGATGATTCATCACCGGCTGGTGGTGCTGGATACACACAAATTGATGGTACAGCAAGAAGTGGTACTTCAACACAAATTGAACTTGCGGCACAATTAGGAAGACCAGCATCTGAATTAGTTGGACAAAGAATTTATTTAAGAGAAGGTCGTGGTAGAGGACAGTATGCATACATTGATACTTTCAATGAAGTAACAAAAGTTGCAACAGTAAAAAGAGAATGGGATAATTTACCTGGATGGCAACATTTACTAGGTGGTTTCCCAATTGAAGAATTATTAGATGCATCTACAAAATATGTAATAGAACCAAGAATTACATTTAGTAATCCACCATACACTGCTAATTTAAGTAATGTAGGTAGTAGTGGTTCATTCCTTGTAGGAGAATATGGCAGAGTTGGATCAACAAACGTTACAGTTGTTGTAGGAAATGGAACAGCAAGAAGAACATCTGATGGTACAAGTTGGACTACTCATGGTGCACCTGCAGGAAATTATGTAGACACAGCGAGAAGTGATAACTGGTTCTTTGCAGTATCAAGTGATGGTAAAGTAATACGTTCACAAGATGGTGCAACATGGAATGATATATCAAACTCAGTTGGTACTGATGTATTCAGAGGTGTAGCGGCATATGGAACAAATGTTGTAATTGCTTCTGAAACAGGAGTAGTATATTACTCAACAGATGATGGTGCAAACTGGAGTAATTCACAAGTTGAACCATATGACGGATCAACTCCAGTGTTTACTCAAGCGGCAGGTGGAAATGGAATGTTTTTATTAACTAACCAAGAAGGTGCAACTTGGGAAAGTTCAGATGACGGAGTGACTTGGAGACAAAGTACAAACATAGGTGGAAACAAATATAGAGTTACTGATTTAATTTATGGTGGCGGTAAATTTGTTGCGGCAGTACAAGATTCTCCATTAGATGATTCTACATCACCTAATAAATTTTATGTAACTACGGCAACAAAAGCATCAATCCAAGATAGTGCATTAACAAGATGGCAAGAAAGTGCAACACCTCCTCACGCAGGACCATATTTTGTTGCATACAGTCAAGGTGTTTATGTTGCAATCACTTCATCAGGTGAATTAGCATACAGTCAAGATGCAATGGTTTGGTTAGAATTAGATAACCCATTAGGCGGAACGTTTAATGGAATTTGTGCAGGTAGAGATAGCGGTGCTTTCTTTGTACCAATTGAATTTGGAAGTCAATCTAACTTGAATGTTATTAAGTATGGTGCAAGACCATTAGTAAGAGTTATAACAAACGCAGGTAGACTTTCTAGACTACAAATATTTGAACCAGGAAGTGGATACGCTACTGCTCCAACTGTTACTTTATTTGATAACAAAAATACTATCGACGCAGTAATAGAACCAAGAATGGCTTCGGGAGTATTAACACAACCTACATTTACAAATAGAGGTACAGGATTCTTAAACGTGTCTGCAACAATAGACGGTGACGGTTTCAAAGATGAATATCAAACTGGAAAAGTAATTCAAGTTAAAGAACTATCAAGAGAACCTGGACCTGGTGATTTATTATTCATTAATGGTATTGAAGATCAAGTTTATAGAGTAACACAAATTACAAACCTAACAGGAAGTGAACCAAACTTGACTGCAACATTTAGAATTTCGCCAAGTTTGAAAGCACAAGAAACACCTGACCATGAAACTGTGTTTACTATTAGACAACTTTACAGTCAGGTACGTTTAACAGGTCATGATTTCTTAGATATAGGTACAGGTGGATTTACAACAACTAACTATCCAGACCTTTACACTAATGAAGGATTTACAGAAGGATATGAAGCACAACCGAATAGAGAAGTTAAAGAAGGCGGTGGTGGTAGAGTATTCTACACTTCAACTGACCAAGATGGTAATTTCCGTGTTGGTGAATTGTTTGAAGTTGAGCAGGCAACTGGAATTGTTACACTAAACGCAGATTTATTCAATCTTGCAGGATTATCAGAATTAAGTTTGGGTGGTGTAGTATTGGGTGGTACTGAAGTTGTAGTTAGAGAATTTAGTACAGATCCAACAATGGCGGCAAATTCAGACAATATTGTGCCAACACAAAAAGCAATAGTGTCTTTCATCAACTCTAGAGTATCTGGAGGTGGTTCAAATCTTAACGTTTCGCGTGTAAGAGCTGGTTCTATCAGAATTGAAACAAACCAAATCTTCAACGAAGCAGACCCAGTGAACGGAACAATAACTTTCCCTGTAACTGTGTTTATGAATAAAGGAATAAGTGGTAGTTTATTGGCACTTTCTTACTTCACAGGTGGTACAGCAAGTACTAATTTGGACGAAGGAGATGCGGTGTCCTCTATCGATAGTTCCAATGGATATGGAAATTAATAAAATGCTAAATAACACTAATACGGAGTTAAATTAATCAATGGCTGAGTTTAAATTAGGTAGAATACGTTTTGTTTGGAAAGGTGCTTGGTTCACCGGTAATGAATATTTCATCGATGATGTCGTAAGATACGGTGGTAGAACATATATTGGTATCAAAGGACATACAGCATCTAGCGATTTCCAGGCAGATTTAACTGCCAACTATTGGGCATTGATGTCAGATGGTCAAGAATGGAAAGGTGATTGGAATGTTAACATCACTTACAAACCAAATGACGTTGTAAAATATGGTGGTTACATTTATCTATGTAACACAGGACACACTTCTGCAGAACAAGTTGCAGACGGATTAGAAGCAGATCAATCTAAATGGGATTTATTTTCTGAAGGATTCAATTACTTAGGTGATTGGGGAACATCTACAAGATACAAAATTAATGATTTAGTAAGATACGGAAATTCAATTTACCTATGTACTACTCAACACACTTCATCAGCAACAGCGGCTGGAGGTTTAGAAGGAGATGATGGTGCAGGTAACCAAGCAGATTTAGGAAAATGGGAATTGTTTGCAAAAGGTTTCGGATGGAACAATGCATGGCAAACTTCAACAAGATACAAACCAAATGACACTGTAAGATATGGTGGACAAGTTTATATTTGTATAACTGGTCACACATCGGCGGCAACTGCGGCAAGTGGTTTAGAAAACGATCAAGCAAAATGGGAATACGTTCACAAAGGTATTGAATATTTAGGTGACTGGACAGGCACAACAAGATACAAAGTTAATGACCTTGTAAAATATGGTGGTAACATTTGGATTTGTACAGCACATCACACTTCAACAAGTTCATTAGCAACTGATGAAGCGAACTGGTCAATCTTTGTTCCAGGTTTAGAGTTTGAAGATTCATGGAGTTCAGCAACACAATACCAACCAGGTGACTTTAGTACGTACGGTGGTTATTCTTATGTTGCAAAAACAAATAACCTAAACAAACAACCAAGTCAATATCCAGCAGACTGGGATTTATTTGTAACAGGATTTAGTTTAAAAGGTGACTACGACAATGCAACGGCATACAAAACAGGTGACGTTGTAAGAGTTGGTGGTTTCACATACTTAAACATTGAAGATTCGACAGGAAATAGACCACCAAATGTAACTTATTGGAATAAACTTAATGAAGGTTTATACTGGAAAGGTTCGTGGACTAATGCGGCTTACTATGATAAAGGTGACATTGTAAGAGGAACAATTAACACAGACACTTCTTATATTTGTATTCAATCACACACAGCAAACAATGTTGGTCCAAGCACAATTAACCAACCAGATGCGGCGCCAGGTGCAGGTGTTGATTCAGGTTCTTACTGGCAACTTTTATCAGGTGGTCCAGAAAATGATGTAATTTCAGCACAAGGTGATTTATTAATTTACGGTCCGTCAGGTCCAACAAGATTACCAATCGGAAGAGCTGGTCAATCTTTAGTTGTTAACAACGCAGGTACGTTACCTGAATGGGGATACGTTGGACAAACAGATCAAGTTTATTATGTTGCACCAAATGGTCAAGATATTGCGGCACCAGACGCTGGTGTAACTTTAGATAGACCATGGAAAAGTGTAAGATACGGATTATACAACATTGAAAAAGGTCCAAGATTTCCTTTCAGTACATATTTGTTAGAAAGAAACAAACAATTCATACAAGATGAAATTATTGCTTGGATAAATGACCAGATTGCAAACAATACTCCACCATTTACAAATGCATTCACGTACAACGCAACTAAATGTAGAAGAGATATTGGATTATTAATTGACGCAACATTGTGGGATATGAGACATGGCGGCAATGAAAGATCAAGAAAAGCGGCTTTACAATACTTTACACCAGCAGGTGCTTCTTATGTAAGTGGACAAGAAGCAGAAACGGCGGCATCAATTGTAAGAGCAATTTACATTGCACAACAAGTAATTGCTAACAACACAGGTTACACAGCAGAACAAGGTGTAACTCCACAATACTCAAATACAAGTTATGTTTCAGAAGCAGATGCAGGAACAACTATTGAAACATACATGAAATTTTCATCAGATGCAATTACTGCCGGTAACTCCAACGGTGTTCCAGCATTAAGAATTGCAAACACAACTTTAAATGTTAAAACTGGAAGATATCAAGAAGTTGGTCCAATGATTATTGATGAATCAGTAGCATTGGTAGGTGACGAATTAAGATCAACAGCAATTAGTCCAGCAGGTTCTATAACAAATTCAGGTGACACTCAATACAGTTTACAAGGTATTGATAGAATGATTGCAATTTTAAATGATGTTGTATTAAACAATGCAGTTTCAGTAACACCATCAGGTGGTGTAATTAGTGTTGACAATGATTCTGGACCAAATTTGAATTACAATGATGGTACAGGTACAGGTGTTGCTTCTACAACTACAGGTTCAGGTGTAGGTGCAACGTTTAACATTACAGTTGCTTCTTTCTCTGTAACATCAATCACTATAAACAATCCAGGACAAGGATATGCATCAGATGATAGAATTACAATTCCAGCAAACACAGTTATTGTTGGTGGAAGTGGTAACACAACACTTGGTGCTGATTTTAGTTTTGATGCTAATGAAGTAACAACTGGTAATAATATTTCACAAGATACTACTGCACCAGCAGGTTCGGCGGCGGCAGGATCACGTGCAGTTGTCGTTGCAACAGATATTAAAGAATATATTGACTTTAAAATTAATGCTAACGGTTCAGAACCAACTATGGCTGGATCAAACATACCTGAAACACTTGCAGGATATTCAGATGCACGTGGTAGATTATTAGCAAACAGAGAATTTATTGCTAAAGAGGCCGCAGAATTTGTAAAAAGAGCAAATCCAACAGTAACTTTCAGTCAAGGTGCTTGTGAAAGAGATATATCCGAGTACGTTGATGCAATTATACATGATTTAGAATATCATCCGGGTAATTACAGAGCACTAAGAGCGGCTGAATGGTATGTAAACAGCGTTCAAGGTTCTACAACAAAAGATATGTTCTATATGAGAAACGGTTCTGGCTTAAGAAACTGTACTCTAACAGGATTATCAGGTTCACTAGGATCAGCAAATGCTTATGGAACAAAACGTCCAACAGCAGGTGCTTTTGTATCGCTTGATCCAGGATTTGGTCCACTTGATTACAAGGCATGGATCGCAACAACAACTGCTGGTACACAACAATTTACACCAACAAATGGTACATATGATCCAGCAACAGGAACAACTGTTTTAACTATTGGCAGTCACAAATTACAACCAGGTGACACTGTAAGATTAACAACAGCAAGTTTAACTTTTGAATGTTCTCAGGACAATTATGCAACTCAACACGCATATCCAAGAGCAACAGACCCTGCGGCAGGAAAAGAAATATTAGTAGAAGCAGTAACTTCAACAACAATTACAATTAATGTTGGTGCAAGTGGTGGTGGTGACCAATACGAACACAGATGGGTAAGTGCATCTGCTAACGCAGTACAAGAAGAAACTATAAACAGATTAGGTGGTAAATCACCATATGTACAAAACGTATCTAACTTTGGTACAGGTGCAACAGGATTAAAAATTGATGGAGATTTACACGCAGGTGGTAACGATTCAATTGTTGCAAACGACTTTACACAAATTATTTCCGATGGTATTGGTGCATGGGTAACAAACTTAGGTAGATCAGAACTTGTATCTGTGTTTGCTTACTACAATCACATTGGATACCTTGCAGAAACAGGTGGAAAAATACGTGCTACAAACGGTAACAACTCTTATGGAGATTTTGGTTCAGTTGCAGAAGGCGTAGATCCAACTGAAATTCCTGTAACAGGTAGAGTTGATAACAGATCAACAGATGCTCTAGTAGAAAGAGTGTTTACAGATGGTGATCAAATTCTTGCTTTAGAGTTTAGCAATGCAGGTAGAGAATATTCTAACGCAACTATTTCAATTGCAGGAACAGGTTATGGTTTATCTGGTGTTACTCCAACATACAACACAGGTGGAATATACAAAATCAGATTAACAGAAACAATTACTACCCCAGAATCCAACTTAGGTGGTAAAGGTTATGTAACAGCAACCAATGCCGCACAAACAGGTGACTTAACTTCTATCACAATAGCAGTTACAGATACAAATCCTTCTAGTGCATACATTGGAATGGCAGTATGGATCTTAGAAGGTTTAGGCGCAGGTCAATTTGGATACATTGACACATACAACGCGGCATCTAAAGTTGCAACAGTTAGAAAATATTCAGATGGAACTCCAGGTTGGGATCACTTACTAGGTGACTCTTCTGTAAGTTCATATCTAGATGCAACTTCAATTTACGTAATTGAACCTAGAGTTTCAATTCCTGCTCCACAAAATGATGGATCTACTCCACCAAGAAATGCAATAGCGAGAGCGATTGTAACAGCAGAACAAGTTTCATCAATTAGAATTTTAGATTGTGGTGCTTCTTATACAAGTGCTCCAACTATAACACTTGTTGATCCTAACAATACAACAGATGCTCCGTTACAAGCGTATGTTGGCGATGGCGTATTAGGTCAACCAACTTACACTGTAAGAGGATTTGAATATGAAACTGCAGATGCTACAATTACTGAGACAGGAACTCAAGCAACTGTAAGTGGAGTTACTCAAGCCAATCCGGCAGTCGTTACAACTTCTGCGGCACACAACTTTAATAACAATGACAAAGTTGTATTCACAGATGTTGGTGGTATGATAGAGTTAAACACAGGTGTATATTACTACGTAAAAGTTTTAACAACTGATACTTTTGAAATTTACAAAGATTTCCAATTAACTCAAGCAATAGATTCAACAAACTTTACTGCTTACTCAGTAAGTAATGGTAAAGCAACAACATTTGGTGGATTTAGAGATGAGTATCAATCAGGAAAATTCATACAAGTTGAAAATTTAAGTGACTTACCAAGAGCAGGATCAAACATAGAGTTTGGTCACTTGCCAGGAACTTTCTTCAAACTTGTTGCAGTGAACCAACAGTTAGGTACTCAAGCACCTTACACAGGATTATTACAAATATCTCCAGACTTAAAAGTTTCAGAATCACCAGAACATGGTCAATCACTTGAAATGAGAATTAGATACTCACAAGTTAGATTAACAGGTCATGACTTCCTAGACATAGGAACTGGTAACTTTACTAATACAAATTATCCAGGAATACCTCTAAACGATCCAGATGGAACAAAAGAAACTGTTGAATCAAATGGTGGAAGAGTATTCTTTACATCTACTGACCAAGATGGTAACTTTAGAGTTGGTGACTTGTTCAGTGTAGAACAGGCAACTGGTATTGCAACGTTGAATGCAGATGCATTTAACATTTCTGGATTACAAGAGTTGCAGTTGGGAGATTTAGCATTAGGTGGAACAAGTGCATCTATTAATGAATTCTCAACTGATGGTACAATGTCCGCAAACAGCGATCAAATCGTACCAACTCAGAGGGCAATAAAGACTTATATCGCTTCACAAATTGGTGGTGGTGCAAGTTCTTTGAACGTCAACTTGATTGTCGCAGGTTTCGTAGTAGTTACTGGGCAGACAATTTCAACAACAACTGATACAGGTATTAACTTTAATTCTACTGTTAACTTCAATAAAGGAGTTAGTGGTGTACCTGTAGCAATGAACTACTTAATACATAGTTAAAGGAGGAAAATATGGCTTCAGGAAGACTTGGTACTGCAAACTTAACTGCCGCTACTAATACATCTGTATATACTGTGCCCGCTGATACATTTACTGTCGCTACGATATCTATCTGTAACAGAGGAAATCAGGCGATTACAGTGCAAATGGCTGTGGCTGACTCGGCAACTCCGAATGCTTCAGAATACATTGAGTATGAAACAGAGGTTTTATCTCATGGTGTTTTGGAAAGAACGGGTGTTGTGATGAGTGCAGGTCAGAAATTGGTGGTTTACGCCAGTGCGGCTAACGTTAGTGCTGTTGTTATGGGCATTGAAACGTCAACAGCGTAGTAAATTAACAAAAATGAATAAATAACATTGAAAAAGGAAACAAGACAATGGGAAGATACATATCAACAACTGGAACAGCAGGAGTAGTTACTAGAGAAATCAATAGTGCCTATAATGCCGTTGTAAATGATAGAATACTTGCAGACAGTTCGTCAACAGGTTTTACTATTACTTTACCTGCCAACGCTTCTTTGTTAGTCAGTGATACAATTCAAATCATTGATGCAACATCAAGTGCTGGTACTAATGCTATCACAATAGATAGAAACGGTTCAAAAATTCAAGGTGCGGCAGAGGATCTTACTTTCGATATCACAGGTGGTATTGTTACTATGATCTACACTGGTACAACTTACGGTTGGATAGTTGGTGCTGTATAATCAGTACTGATTATAATCGTATTAGTAACTAATTTTGTAAAGGAAAAAGTAACATGGCAAGTTTAAAGTCGTTATTAGCAACTAAATCAGACGCATTCGCAACGCCTGAAGAAGAACAGAACTTGGAAAAAGGTAGAATCTTTACTTACAATCCAGGAACTAACTATTCAAGACTATGGTGTTGTTTTTGTTTCCATCCTGAGGAATCAGGAATTGCAGTCGTAGACATTTGGGGTGCTGGTGGATCAGGCGCAGAGATGTGCTGTTGTGGTTTTGGACTAGCAGGTAACTCAGGTGCATACACAAGAAGAACAGTTGTAATGGCTCCAGGAGATTACATTGAAGGTCGTGTTGGTATTGCTTGTGGTAATGCCGATTCTTTATGTTTTAGAGGTTGTTCAGAAGCAACCTGTGTAAGATATTGTATATCAGGAATTTGTACTTGTACTTGTACAGAAGGTGGAAGAGGAGGAATTTCTTTCTGTTCTACTAACTCATCATTTTATTGTTGTTACAGAGCAAATGGTTTCTGTTACACAAGAACAGACAACGATAACTGCGGAATTATTTGTAACAAATGTAATGGTTCTTTCGAAGGAAGATCATTCAACGGTGATATTAACTGTCCAAGTAGAATTTCATGTGTAAGTGCGTTTGGATGTTATCCAGCGTGTATTTGTATGTTTAACTACCACATACCTACTCCGTATGGACAGTTTTCATTATGTGGTAACAAACCAGTTTTTGCAAACGAAAACAGAACTCAGTCAGCAGATTGGTCAGGTCAAGGTAGACACCAACACGTTGCAACACTAGGATCTGGTAGATGGCCAACAGGAGGAATTCCATTCTCAACTTGTTGGGGTAAATCAGGTGCTTGTAACTGTTACAACAATGAAGGTTGTGTACCAGTTATGCCTTATGGAACTGGCGGTATGGGACCTTTCCCATGTCCAGGTGTAAGGGATCACGCAACAAGAGGCGGACACGGAACTGTAAGAATTAAATTTATAAGGTAAGGATAAGATATGGCAAGTTTAACAACACTACTTAAAAACAAATACTCGTTTTTCGTTGGTAACGAGCAAAACCTTGAAAGAGGTGAAATATATTCTTACTATCCAGGTAACCACTACACAAACTTTAGATGTCATGTGTGTTGGGTTCCACCAAGAGCAGGTTGTGCCAGAATAGAAATTTGGGGTGCAGGCGGTTCAGGTGCAGAGATGTGCTGTTGTGGTGGAGGATTACCAGGAAATCCAGGTGCATATTCAACAAAATGTATTAGAATTGAACAAGCAGATATAGATGGTGGAGCATCATTTGTATGTGGTGTAATTGGTTTTAGTTGTGGTAACTCAAGTGATTTATGTCACAGAGGAAGATCAGAGCCAACACAAATTTGTTGGTTTGGTAACAATCAACAAGACGGTTGTATGTGTGCTCAAGGTGGTAAAGGTGGATACTCATATTGTTCAACTGGAACATCATTGTACTGTTGTTTTGTAGCAGGCGGATTCTGCGGAAACAGAGTAGGTAACGATGGTTGTGGAGTTGTATGTAATTACAAAGGTGCCGCTGATACTGATTGGTGTGCTCAAGCATACGGTGGAGATATCAACTGTTATGGTGGTTTCTCTTGTGCAAGATTTGAAAGATGTCAACCAAACTGTAACTGTGGTAAGATAATGATTTTAAGAATACCAGCAGGTATGTGGTCAGAATGTGGTGGAGAAATTCACTATGCAGTTGACCAAAACGGTAGAAGATACAGACACTCAGGTGCAGGTGGACACATGGGAGCAACTCACCCATTAAACTTAATGGGAAGAAATCCAACACAAGGTTCGGCTTACAGTGCTTGTTGGACAGGTAATACAAGTTGTGGATGTTATGAATGGAACGGCTGTACAGCATTTATGCCAGCAGGTATTCCAGGACAAGGACCAACACCATGTGATGGAGTAAGAGATCACGCACACAGAGGTGGACATGGAATGATTAGAATAAGATTTATAGCGGATACGGATGAAGATCCAACATATCCGGAATACCAATAGGAGTAAATAGAGCATATGGCAACACTTAAAGGACTTTTAATACAAAGAAACACTGCTGTACCTCAGGAAGAAAACCTAGAAAAAGGTTATATCTGGTCGTGGACTCCTGGTTCAGATTTCACAAACTTTTGTAATGGTATTTGTTGGACTGCTCCAGCAAACGGCGCCGCACTAATTGAAATATGGGGTGCTGGTGGATCAGGTTCAAGAATGTGTTGTTGTGGTGACGGATTACCAGGAAATGCTGGTGCATACGTTAAAAAATCTATTCAAGTAGAACAAGGTGACACAGTAACTGGCTGTACAGGAATGCCATGTTACGCTCACCCATTATGTTTTTCAGGATGTTCAAATGCAACAGGAATTTGTATTGTAACAGCGTCTAACGGTGACCTATGTATGTGTGCTGAAGGTGGAAGAGGTGGTACTTCTTTCTGTAACCCAAATACACACTCATTATTCTGTTGTTTCAGAGCAAACGGTTTCTGTGGTACAAGATGTAACGAAAACTATTGTGGAGTGATTTGTAATCACTGCTCAGGTGCATGGTGTGCCTTTGGTTATGGTGGAGACGTATGTTGTTGTGGAAATGTTGGATGTGTAAGTTTCTTTGGATGTTATCCGCATTGTAAATGTCAATTCCAAAGACACGTGCCAACTCCAGCAGGTTTATTTGCTGAAGAAGGCGCATTGATTACTTTCCAAACTGAATCAGATGGAACTCCGATGTCACAATGGTCAGGTAACCAATTATTCCAGTTTTATGCGGCACTAAACTCAACTTCTAGAGCACCTAGAATGGGAACTCCAAACAGTTATTGTTGGAGATCGGACAGATCTTGTGGATGTTATGAAATGCAAGGTTGTGCAAACTACCTACCAGTTGGTACAGGTGGTATTGGTCCGAATGCTTGTCCTGATGTTAGAGATCACGGTATCAGAGGTGGATTCGGTGGCGTAAGAATTAAGTTTTTAGCAGACTAATTAAGGAATCTGCTAAATAGAAGTATAAAATATAGGAGCAAAACAAATGGCAATTACAGTTAACTTTGATATACCAATGCCAAACGAGCCATATGTGAATGACTTTAGCGATGGCAATACGCAATCGGCTACGTTCAAAGGTCCAAGATACTGGAAAGTAGAAAAATCGGACTCAGATGGAACGATTGGAGCCGTAATTGCTGAAGGCGACACAGAAGCGGAGTTGGATAATGGTATTCCAGCAAGAGAAGGAACTTCCTTCCACGTGATAGACGCACAACAAAATCCATTACAAGCGGCATACATTACAGGATATTATGAAACAGGTGATGTTGCAGATTACGAAGAAGACATCGGAACAACTGATGCAGAAGGTAATGCAGAAACATGGACGTACTATTGGAACGATAATACGGGTTGTATATCACAAATATACTTGCACGGAACTTTAAAGTTTGATGGTACAAATTACACTGGTCCTGACTTCAGAGCTCATGCAATAGCAGATGATTCTTTCAATGATACATATGCTAATCAAAAAGCAATTATTCAAGCAGAAATAGACAGTGGTAATCACCCTGCAGAAAAAGTTACAGAACTTAACGCCTACATAACATGGTTGGACAACGCACCAACAAAATATGCAGGTGTAAAACACTGGAAAATACCTTTTCCAGCATTCCCAGAACTTTAAGATCCAAGAATTAATCATGTAACTGTGTGTTCTCGATACATACAGTTACATGAACACTCAAAATAAAAGATCCAAAGCAATATTTCTAAACGGTGGTATAGGAAGAATCTTATGTGCCATTCCTGCAATAGAAAAATATCAAAAAGAATCAGGTGACGAAGATTTTATTGTCGTCATTGAAGGCAAATGTAACATATTAGATGGGCATCCAACATTGGATAGTAAAGCCTATGATATGTATCATAAAAATTTATTCCATACACATATAAAAAAGAGAGATATAATAAGTCCAGAACCATACAGAGTGTATGAATACTTTTCACAGCAGTGTAACCTATCACAAGCATTTGATATCATATTAAATGATAAAGGCGTTAGAGAATTAGATAAACCTAAACTTTATCTTTCTAAAGAAGAAAAATTGAAAGCAACTGAAATTTTAAATGAATGCAAAGAAAAAATAAAAGCAGACAAGTATGTTGTATTTCAACCTTTTGGAAGAGCAATAAAACAAATCGATTCAAGTTTTGTTGACCCTAGTAATAGAAGTATAGAGTATACAAATTTCAAAAGTATTATTAAAAAATTACACAAAGAAAAGGTTGGTGTAATTGTAATGAGTGACTTTGGAATTGAACTTAAAAAAGAAAATTTTGAAATGGATATAGCACAACCAGAAAATATAGATTTAAGAATATGGGCATCTATAATTGAACAAGTGGATCATTTTGTTGGTTGTGATTCTGTTGGACAACACTTTGCCTACAGTTTAGGAACACCGTCCACTGTTATAACAGGTGCAACATTTCCAAAAAATACATCTTATCCAGATACAAAAGATGTAAACATTATTGATCTTGGACAAAATGATAGACAATATGATCCTATTAGAATTACATTCGATGAAAGAATAAGTCGTGTTAATGAAAACCTAATGTTTATGACGCCAGAAATAGAAGACTATGTCATAGACACAATACAGGGAAGAGAAACTGATGAGTAAGAAAACAGGATACATAGCCGCAATAGCCAGAGGGCATAATTCCGGAGTATGTTTATTAAAAGATGGAAAAATAGTTTTTTCTATGGAAGAAGAAAGATTAAGCCGTGTAAAATATGATGGTGGACCATATGCATCAATGGTTAAAATATTAGAATACACAGATAAAATTGATTATCTAGTTATTGCACATACACAATCGCTTAAAGATAGAAGCACAGGTAGAGTAGATTACAATGGTGACGATGTATACACAGGACTAGCAAGAAAGTTAGGATTAATTGATAAAAAAGGAACAGCAAAATCTCCAGATCATCCACAAGTCATTGATCTTTCTCACATTCATCACAAATTGCACGCCGCTTTGGCTTTTTACAGATCAGGTTGGGACGATGCCGCGGCTTTGATCGTTGACGGTGCTGGAACTTTTATTCCTGCAACGCATAGTGCAGGTCATCAGATGACTGTTTTCGAAACAGAAACAATATTTGATTGTTCATATCCAAATGATTTTATTACAAAATACAAACACTATGGTACTAGTGAAAATTGTCAATGTGCATATATTCCTGCATATCCATCAGATTCCATGGGAGAACCAGGAAGCACACACGAAGCAGTATTTTCTGATAGAGCAGGAATTGTAAAAGTATACGAAGCAGTAACTCAATACTGTGGATTCAGTGCCATTGAAGCAGGTAAAACAATGGGATTATTTCCATATGGAAAACCAAATAAAGAAATTCCTGAACTTTTTGTTCATAATGGAAAAGGTACGTTAAGTAACAGGAACGTTATTATTCCAACTTATCCTAATGCGGCTCTTGTAAATTATGACAACTACCACAGTTTAGAAGAAAAATTACAAGTTGACCAAAAAGATTTAACAACATTACAGAGTAGAAGAGATCTTGCTTATGCTTGTCAAACACAAACACAAGAAGAAGTTAGAAAATTAATTTACAAAGCAGTAGAAATGACAGGCAAGAAAAAAGTTGTTATATCAGGAGGATATGGATTAAACTGTGTTGCAAACTACTATTACTTAGACACTTTGCGTAAAGATGGTATAGAAATATATGTAGAGCCAGTATCAAATGATGCAGGAACGGCTATGGGAGCGGCTTTATTGTACTACTACTCATTATCACAAAGCACAGATAAAGACACAACAAAAACCCTTTATCTCGGCCCTAAGTATAATTTAACTAACGAAGACATAATGAAATACAATGACGAAAACGGTATTGAAGTTGTAGATTGCACTGATGAAGAAGTAGCAAAACTTTTAACTGAAAAAAATATTGTTGCATTATGGCAAGGTCAATCTGAAAACGGTCCAAGAGCATTAGGGAATAGAAGTTTATTATTTGATCCTCGTTTTAAAGACGGTAAAGATTATGTTAATAGAGTGAAAAGAAGAGAATACTTTAGACCATTTGCTGGTTCTATACTGCATGAATACACACATGAATGGTTTGATTTACGTGGTATGGAAGACACTCCACACATGATGTACGCAGTAAATTGTAAACCAGGAGTAGAAGAAAAAATACCAAGCATTATACACGTCGACGGTACTTGTAGAATTCAAAGTGTTAAAAAAGAAGACAATGAATTGTATTACAGATTAATTAAAAAGTTCCATGAAATTACAGAATGTCCAATAGTGTTTAATACCTCATTTAATTTAGGTGGCGAACCTTTGGTAGAAACTGTAGATGATGCTGTAAGAACTTTACAAAACTCAGATATAGAGTATCTATATCTAATTGAATATGGAAAATTAGTGAAGGTGAAAAATGGATAGACAAAGTGCTTTTTTTATGAATGGCGGTGCTGGTAGGCATATCAGTTCAATACCTGCTTTAGAATTATATGCAAAAGAAAATCCTGATGATGATTTTATAATTGTATGTGAAGGTGGTACTGATGCTTATAAAGGACATCCATTACTACACTTCAGAGCATATGATAATTGGCATAAAAATTTATTTCAAGATTTGTTAAAAGATCGAAACCTTATTTCACCTGAACCTTATAGAGTATGGGAATACTACAATCAAAAATGTAGTCTTGCGGAAGCATATGATATAGCAATTAACAAAAAAGGACTTCGTGACTTGCCTAAACCAAGAATTTTCCTTTCAAAAGAAGAGATATTGATGGCAAGACAAATGCTAACTGAAGTAAAAGAGAAAACTAAGAAAAATAAAATTGTTTTAATACAACCTTTTGGAAGAGGTGCTGATAAAAAGTCAGAATCTGAGGTCATTGACCTTACAGGTAGAAGCATAGAATTAAAAAATTTATGGGCAATAATTAAAAAGTTAAGCAAAGATTACGGCGTAATGGTAATGAGTGAATTTCCATTAGAATTTAAAACACATGGTGGAATTAATCAACCAGTAGCACTTCCATTACAAACACATATAAGAATATGGGCCGCTTTAATTAAACAAGCAGATCATTTTCTTGGATGCGACTCTGTAGGGCAACATATTGCATATTCATTTGGTAAGACTATGACAGTGCTAATAGGTAGTACTTTTCCTATTAACACATCTTTCCCAGAAAATGACAAAGTAGATATCATTGATTTGGGCAAAGACAGCCGTATATACAGTCCAATACGTATTACACAGGACGAATACTCCGACCGTTTAAATGAAGGAATCATGGAAATGGACGAAAATCAAGAGCAAAAAGTGGTCAATTCAGTCAAGTTCATGATCAAGCACAAACACAAAAAAAAGTAGTTTTTCAATTCCATTAAAAATAGGTAAATACACGTAAAAGAAGTAGATTACACTTATGTTTGACGTATCAAGACTATTTGGCAAGGGAATTAGGAACACATTATTGTTGAAAAATGGACTTCAATTGTCCTACAACGGCCCATATGTGGTTGTTGGCACTGACACAATAATGGACCAATTTCACGTGAATACATTTTGTACAGCAGAATATACCATGTCTGTTGACTATGACACGAACAATAAAGAGATAATAAAAGTATTGGTAAGTGCTACACCATCTAACAGTTCAGTTACTGTATATGGTAGAAGTAATATGGGCAATGATTTAGTTAATATTACTAGCACTGTCAACAATTCTTACGTAAGAATTATATTAAATCCTGCACAGAAAACACCAACTACAACATATGCAGGAGCCAAAGTAATTTTTAGTGCAACTTATTTCCAAACACAGAATGCATTGCAGGGTGGAGATGCAGAATTAATTGGATCGGGAAATAACTATGACAATACAAATGTAAATCAAGGAGAAGGTGGAGGAAGTGGTTATTAAAATTGCAAAATAAATTTTAATAAATATAGAAAAAGATGGCTATCAACTACAAACAATTCGAAACACAATCTGGTTTTAAAAGTCCTGGCTTTACAGTTGATACAGCAGGTAACGTTGTTGTTAGAACACTTACGCAGACTTTTATTCCCGAAGCGGCAACCACTCCGCCAGATTTTACTGTTACAGAAAGTGCAGGCGATTTTAATTTTGCTAATTTTGCCGGAAGCAATCCAACAATTACTCTAACAAGAGGCGAATCAAAAACTTTATCTTTGAACTTAACAAGTTTAGGATTTAATTTCTTTTCACCATCAGATGCTAATCCAAATGTACCAGGAAATTTATTCAGCACTGGATTAAGCCATGCTAATGTTGTTACTGGGAATACAATTACTAATGAAGAATGGACTTTTACACAATCTTGGATACAAGAAGCAGATTTTGATAGAAAAGTAAAAGTTACAGTACCGGATGTTGCAACAATTACAAAATTGAATGGAAAAAGAATACCTGTTGTAATTGCTTTACATGACGTTGGTGCTACAATGACATCTGTTACAGATAATGTAAACTTTATTACAGACAAAATATTAATTGCTCCACAAGGATATAAAAATACTTGGAATGTTGGTTACAGTACAAGTCAAGCAGATGATCAGGCTTTAATAGATAGTATTTTAACAAAATTAGAAACTTATGATAACGTTGACACTAGAGACATTACGTTTATAGGGTATGGTGTTGGAGGTCAATTAGCATCACAATATTTTATTCAAACACAAAAAACAAATGTAAAAAATTTAGTATTAATATCCAGTTTACTTCATTTTGATCAACACAAAGTTACGTTTGATTCCCAAAGTAACAGAGTTGACACGTTTTATTCGTTAACTTTAAATCCTTTACAAGCAGAAGATTCGACTCAAATGATTTGGACACCTGTCACTCCATTATCAGGCAGAAAATTTTTAATGTTTAATGGAACAAACAATTTAGATTGGCCTTACACAGGTGGAATAGCAAACGGTTTAGAGTTAAAAAGTGCTCAAGACACAATTTACGCTTTTGCAAAAGCAGAAAATGATATCGCTGATCAATTAACAAGTGGTGCAATCCAACCTGGCGGAGAAACTTTGTACAGTTACAAAAATGGTGCTCTAAGATTATTTGCTTATGACGGTGTTGGAAGCAACTTTGGTGAATATTTAACAGGATTACAAAATTATATTACAACACAGATAGATGTTACATCATATCTAAACATTCCAGTAGCAACTACTTTAACAGGAGCAAATGCACAAAATCAAAGCACAGGAACAATTACAATTACAGTGCCTGTTGACACTCCAGATACTATATTCTACGGCGATGGAGATGGCAATCCTTTTGGTACTATAAGTGTTGCAGATCCAACATTTACAGGTATAGGAAGTTTCAGTGCAATTTTAAACACAGGAGATTTAATTAGTAATGGTCAAGATGCAGAAATTTCATTGCAACCAACAGGATCATACGGCACAGTTTCAATAAATCCAGCAGGTGGTGGATTTATTTCTAACATGGACATAAACGCAAGTTCAATTACAAGTGTTGGACAGACTACTTTAACGCCTGTTAATGCAGATGTTGTTGTAAGTCCACAAGGCACAGGTAAATTAACTGTTAGTCCTATTAATTTAAGCACATTAGACAACGTAGATATTGGTCAAACCACTGCAAGAAAAGGTTCTTTTTCATTGTTGGAAACGACCCAAGGAACGTTAAATAACACTACAATAGGAGCAAGTGTACCGGCAACTGGTGCTTTTACTAGTGCAACAGTAACAAGTGCCCCTACTGATGCTAATGATGTGAGTAACAAAAATTATGTAGACAGCACGAGTACAGTGTTGGCTATTGCGTTAGGAGTTTAATAAATGGCAAAACGTAAGGTAGTAAATTATATATTTCAACCAGGAATACCAAAGTCTGGAAATCTATTTCCTAATGCATTCGATTTAATACAAAATAACTTAGAATTTTTAAAAGATGAATCTGTTGCGTATGTTTCAGACAGAGTAGCAACTGACACAGCGGCAAATAATTTTCCAAATGCTGTTGCTAGATTAGATAATAACAAAGAATTCATTAAAGACGAAGTAGCCGCTTACGTGGCGCAACAAGTTGGATCAGCAGTACCTCCATTCGCAGGATATGGTTATGATGTTTTAGCACTTGAAACTGTAATAGACGATTACATAACAAGATTAAGAAATGATGTAAGATATGGTGGAAATGAAAACATGGTCGCTTTTGCACAAAGTTACTATACAGATGGATCACTTAACATACCGGGAGACGGTGAGCCAGAAGTAGCATATTTTGAATTTGCAAGAGATCTTTGTAACAGTTACATTTTACCAGGAGTGAACTGGAGTAATTTACAAAGTGTAACAAGTCAAGATACATCAGGTGGCAGTGCAGAACCAACTGGCACAACAACATTTACAAACCTTGCAAATGGCTTTATCAACGTACTAGATAACGGTATTATAAACTTACCAACATTGGTAAGCAGTCCTTACATTTTTGCTGGATACACATACAATTCTGCAAAATGTGAAAGAGACATGGGATTCAACATCACAGGATTTTTAAATGATTTAAGATACAACGGTAACCAAGACACAAGATTCAATGCATCAAAATATTGGATTGGATCCACTCCGCAAATTGACGGAGATAGACAACCTGAAATACTTGTAAAAAATCATATAAGAGATGTAATAAACAATTTTATTTTAACAAGAACTGCTTATACTTCACAACAATCACCTGTAGTAACAACACAATATTTTGGTACTGCGGCTGGTGAAGCCGGTGCTTCTGCAAGAATAACAGCATTAACATTTATAATCACTGATGTAATTGATAATGGGTTAGATAATTTACCAGCATTGGAAAGAAATGAAATAAGTTCAATAAAAGCGCCAACAAAAATTGGATTAGAAGATATATTATTAATTACAAATACAACACGTAACAAAGTTTTATATAACTTTGCTGATGCAACGCTGGGTGCTGAAGTTTCTTATGAACAAGAAGACGATGCAGACTATCCTACATTTTTACAAAATACCGATACAATCACAACTGTATTTTTAAACTTTGATACAAGTACTTTTTCTTCAACTGATACAATACAAATGTTTGTTGAGGACAAAGTAATAAGAACAAGACCTTTTGATTTTGGAACAGATGCTATTGAAAGAATGAGAGTAGCACCTGCTCAATCAATGCTTGATGCTGACTTTGAATATGGTTTACAGCCTACGAAGTGGCAAGCCATTGGAACACAAAGAGGATATCCTTCAATTTATGAAATTCCAGGAACTGATATTGATGTAGATGATGTAACTACAGACGCTTCTGCAGGAACTAATGGTATTGGTTCTTCTTTAATAACAGTAAACACAACAGGTCCGCACAATTTTGAACCTGGTGATGCATTTACAATTATTGGTTTTACAAACGGTGTACCTGGAAGTGGAAGAGCACAAGGTTCTTTTGTAGTAAACACTATTCCTACAAATAGACAATTTACATATTACGCAAAAGCAAAAGTTGGTGTTTCTAACCCAACAACAATTAGTACAACATTCACACAATTAAGAGCGGCAGGATTTTATTCTGGTGCAACAATTGGTAGACCAACTTTTAGTGTATCATCAAACGGTGCAAACGGAAACTTTATTTTGCCTATAGGTGGACTTGCAGGAGTTTCTATTATTCCTTTCCAAGATGCACAAACTCCAGAGATAGGTGCACCTATAACTGGAAGTGGAATGGCAACTGGTGCACAAATTACTGCCGTTACAGGAACAGGTTCAACACTTGCTACACCTGAAATTGAAGGTGACTACACAGCAGGAGCAACAGAAATAAATGTTGTTGATTCCGCAGGAATATTACAAAACAGTATTATAGATAGAGGTGATGGATTTGGTGTTGCAATTACAAACGTATCAGGAAACTCTTTAACATTAAGTTCTGGACTAACAGGAAACTTAATTGGTGATAGAACAACTTATGGAAACATTGGTGGATTTAATCAAAATCCAGCAGGACAAAATTTTGCTTGTGATGTTTTCAACAATGCTGGAGTTTACAGTATTACTGTTTCAAATTCTGGTGAAAATTATGCAGTAGGTGATGCGATTGTAATTACAGGAGACTTAATAGGTGGAGCGACTCCGGCTAATGATTTAACAATTAGTGTTGCTTCAATTGATACAGGCGGAGAAGTTTTAACATTTACATTAGATGGTGATGCATTTACTGGATCAGGTTCTAAAACAGCAATTACAGGAACGTATCAAAACGGAAATGGTACAGGTGGTGGCTGGGATATTACAAAAACTAATAACAGTTATTCCGCAAGTTTAAGAAATCCAAGTTTCACAGCAGTAGAAGGATCAGTTGCTGGAGGTTCAGGGTCAGGTTTAGAATTAGATGTAACAATTAACAACAACGCCTACTCTGCGGTACTAGGTGGAGATGATGCAAGTACAGGATACGTTGTAAATGATGTTATACAATTTGCTGGAGGAACATTCGGCGGTACATCAAATGAAAATTTATTTGTTAGAGTTACAGGAGTAAGCGGTTCAGGTGCAATTACAACTTTTACAACTTCAGGAACGGCTCCAGATGCATTAGAAAGTTACAACATAGGCGTAAGTGATTATACAGCAAGTGCCTCAGGTGCAGGTGCAACGTTCACAGTAACAAGAACTGGAACAACATATTCTGCAACAACAACTGGATTAGGATCAGGATTTGTTATTAATGAAACATTATTAATAGCCGGCACACTGTTAGGTGGTACTAGTCCTGCAAATGATTGTACAATTACAGTTGACGCGATAGATGGTAGTGGTGGAATAATTGGGCAAACGCCAACAGGTACAGCAGTAAACAGTAAAACATATTTAGATGTAGATTCAGGATCCAACTTAATTGGTAATGGTGCTTCATTTGACATTGCATTATCAGGAACTTCTTACAACACAATCACAGTAAACAATGCAGGACAAAACTATGGACAAGGTCAAGACATTGTAATTCCAGGAACTTCTTTAGGTGGTGTATCACCAACACATGATTTAACAATTAACATTGCTTCTTTAACAACACCAGCAAGAGGAGTTGCAACGTTTACTAACAGTGGTACTGCCGCAAATGGTGGTACAGCAAATTATAAAGTTGGAGATATTATAAAATCAGAAGGCGCAGGTTTAGGTGGCGTCACAGGAACTAACGATGCCATTATTAAAGTTGCATCTATAAATGGTGACTCTTCTATAAACACATTTACAGTAACAGGTACTGCCACAGATGCAGTAGTGGATTACACAAATCCAACCTACACAGGTGGTGATGGTATAGGTGCAAACTTTACTGTAACTAGAACAGGCACAGTATACAGTGCAACAATAGATCCAGCAGGTACTGGATACAACGCAACAAATCAAATTGTAGTTGCTGGTACTGACTTAGGTGGAACATCTCCAGGAAATGATTGTACAATTACAGTTGATTCTGTAGATGGTGCTGGTGGAATAGCAACTATCACAGTAACAGGTACAGCGGTAAATGTACAAGAATACACAAATGCGTCAGTAACAAATCAAGTTGGTCAAAATGCTTCTTTTGATGTAACATTGAATGCAGGATCATATTCAATTGCAGTAGCAAACACAGGTAATGATTACGGAACTGATCAAACTTTTGTAATTCCAGGCACAGACTTATTTGGAACATCACCGACAAATGATGCAACAATAACAGTTACAGGTGTCAACGCATCAGGTGGTATTACAGGTGCAAATATTTCAGGTACTGCTAACCAAGGTAGTGCAAGTACTTTAGGAGTTTCAGGAGCAAACAGACAACCACAAGGTGTTGGTGCAACTTTCAGTGTTCAAAGATCAACTACTGCTTCGTCAACGGATTATGTAGAAGTAATTGTATCAGGTACAGGTTCAAATTATCAAGTTGGTGATAGAATTACACTTCAAGGACAAAGTTTAGGTGGTAGTTCACCAGCAAATGATATCACTGTAACAGTGCAGGGCGTAAACACAACAGGTGGAATTTTAACAAATACACACTCAGGTGTTGCGGCAGGTGGTACTGGTATTTCAGTATATTCTAGTGTAACAATATCAGAACCAACGTCAAGCAGTATTCCACAAAGCACACAATTAGTTTACAGTGCATTGGCAACTATGCAGATTGATTTTGAAACACCACATGGACTTGTTCCAGGAGATGCTTTCTTGGTAACAATTCAATCAGATGATGGTAATAACAATCACTTATTAGCATCAGGACCGTTTTTAGCAACGTCGATTCCTACATTAACACAATTACAATATCAAGTAAGAGCACCAGGAACAATTACTGACAGTGCTTGGCAAGGATTTATATATGTAAGACCAGACTCCTTCTTTGTTCACAGACCATTTGATGGTGGTGTTCAATTAGGTACAGGTGGTCCACAACACGGTGCACAGGCAATACGTCAATCTAAAAAATACATTAGATATCAATCAGGTAAAGGTATTATGTACACAACTGGTGCCTTGTTTGCACCAAGTTATGACTTACTAAATGTTACTGCTGACGCAACAGCAGTAGGTTCAACAATTACAGTAACAACAGATGATACTGATCACGGACTACAAGTTGGATCAAGAGTAAGACTGATTGGTATTGGTACTTCAGGATACAACGGATTCTACACTGTTGCAAGTGTGGTAAGTGAAAGACAATTTACTGTATTAGCAGTGCAGTCTTTAGGAAGTACTGTTGCAGAATTTGAGGATCAACCTCAAGTATCATTGTCAAACTGGAACGGTGCAACTGTTCGTTCAGGAACGTTTGATGATCAAAACGGAATTTTCTGGCAGTATGATGGTGGTAATTTAGCGGCTGTACAAAGAACTTCAACAAGACAAATTACAGGTACAGTAACAGCAACACCAGACTCTAACTCAATAACAGGTGAAGGAACAAGATTTAGAGAACAATTAAAAGCAGGTGACAGAATTGTAGTAAGAGGAATGACACACGTTGTTGCTCAAGTAAATTCAAACACACAGATGTTTGTTACTCCAGATTACAGAGGAGTAAATGTTTCAGCAGGTGTCAAGGCTTGTTTAGTATTAGATAAAGTTGCAAAACAAAGCGAATTTAATTTAGATACAATTGACGGCAATGGTCCGAGTGGATACAATTTTGATCCAGGCAAAATGCAGATGATCGGGATACAGTTTTCATGGTACGGGGCTGGATTTATTGATTTCATGACTAGAGGATCAAATGGTGACTTTGTGTTTGCTCACAGAATGAGAAATTCAAACGTAAACACAGAAGCATTTATGAGAACAGGTAACCAACCTGTGCGTTATGAAGTTGCAAACGAAGGTCCTAGTGGAAAATTAGAATCTAACGTTAATGCAACTGCAACAGAATTACCATTAATAGATGCATCATTCTTTCCAACTACAGGTGGAACAGTTTATGTTGATAATGAAATTATTACGTTTACAGGTGTATCAGGAGATAAACTAACAGGATGTACACGTGCGGCACAGTTAACAAACTTTGCTTCAGGTGCCACAAGATCATATTCGGCTGGTCCGGCTTCAGAACACTTTAGAAATACAGGTGTTGTTTTAATATCTAACACAACATCACCTATTATATCACACTGGGGATCAGCATTTATTACAGATGGTAACTTTGATGAAGATAGAGGATACTTATTCAGTTACTCAGCATCAGGTTTGGATATCACAACAACAAGACAAACAGTGTTCCTATTAAGACTAGCACCGTCAGTATCAAATGCATTGACAGGAGATTTAGGCGATAGAGACTTGTTGAATAGAGCCCAGTTGCTATTGGACGGACTAGAAATTACTTCTGATGAACCGGCTTCGGGCACTAATGGACAGATTGTAATTAATGGAATTTTAAATCCACAAAACTATCCAGTTGATCCAAGCGATATTGGTTGGACAGACTTGACTGGAGTTGCACAAGGTGGTCAGCCTTCATTTGCTCAAATTGCACCAGGTGGTTCGGTTGTATGGAACTCAGGTACAACAACCACAACTGCAACAGCACTTACAACTAACGCAATGACTAGTTCTGCTAATCACTGGTTCAACCTAGGTGGTAACAGAAACTATGGTTACTTCTTACAAAATGATTGGGAGAATAAAGGTCACGTAGTAGGTATGAAAGTTACATCGGGACAATTCCCAGCAGGGACTACTGTAACACAGATACAAGACAGGGGAAGTTACTATCTTGTTTACTTCTCACAAAGACACACAGGTTTAAGTTCAGGACAAGCAGTAGACTTTGAATACGGTGGAGATATATCAAACTCTAACTACTTGTTCTTCCAAGAAGCATCTTGGTTGGCACTTGGTGCTACAACAGGAACAGAAGTAGACTTTGCAACAAGTACAGAGTTTCCGGCAGGTGCATCAATTGTATCTGTTGCATCATTGGCACAATTTGGAGCAACAAACTATTACAGGGTAACATTTAACCAATCCTTTAGTGGAACTATTGCAGGTGGTACAGCGATATCATTCCAATTTGGTCAACCACCTTACGCACAACCAGGACAGAGTATTTTCTCTTTCGTTGCACAGCCAGGTGAAAGATCAACATTATCACTTTCATCAATCCAAGAGTTAACAAATACTACATTAGGTGGTAGAGGTACTTTCCCTAATGGTCCAGACGTATTAGCAATTAACGTTTATAGAACAGCAGGAACAGGTGGTGTTCCAGCAACAGTTACACTGCGTTGGTCAGAAGCACAAGCGTAATTCAATAATATTTTAAAGTAATTTTTTGGCTAAACTTTGTTGGTCAGTAGGACTTACTGGTGTCTTTTGTCCATCACCAGGAATAACTCTGTAATTGTCATCTGGATCATCCATTGTGCTAACTTCTGTCACACTACCTGTATCTGTTGTACAAATAAGTTGATGTGGCATCAATGGAGGATTATGCCATGTAGCACCAGTTTTTAATGGCTTTTCATATAAAGTTGCTGTCTTTGTGTCAATATATCTTAATTTAAATTCGCCATCATTTACAAACCAAGTTTCATCTTTGTTTTTATGAAAATGCATTGAAAATTTTGCATCTTTTTTAGTGAATACTAAAAACTTACCACAGTAGTGTTCGTTGGATGCCCACACAACTTCATATCCCCAACCTTTTTCAATCTTACCTTCTTTATTAAAATTTTTCGACATATTGTTCAATTGTACTCCAATCTACATTTACAAATTTATTTACTTTAGAATTATCAGCCCGTGTGTAACTTTGGTAATGCTTTTTGATATTTTCCGGCATTGGTATTTCTTCTATTTTGGCATTAAATTTATTTGCTATTACCTCAGCCACGTGTTTAAAACTTATGTTGGTACCGGTGCCAACGTTGAACACACCAGAAGTATCTGCTAAGAGCATTTGTTTGTGGACTTCACAAACATCATGTACACTAACAAAATCACGTGTGTAATTTTCACTTCCTTCAAATATTTTAATTACACCAGTTTGTTTTGCTTGATTTATAAACTTACTTACAGGACTCATCTGATTGCCTTTATGATCTTCCATTGGGCCATAAACATTAAAATATCTAAATCCTTGCACTAATACATTAAACTCTCCTGCTTCTTTTACAAAACGGTCAAACAAATATTTGCTCCACGCATATGGAGATTGAGGTCCTACTGAATCTTCTTCATTGAAATTTTTTGTATCGCCATATACACTTGCGGAACTGGCATATTGAAAATTTGTACCCATCTGTTCGCACATCTGTAACAGACGCATACTGTATTCATAGTTTTGTGTAAGTATTTTGTCAACATTAGTTTCAGTAGTGGAACTAATTGCTCCTAAATGTATTACCCAATCATACTTGGATGGATCAGGATAAACATTTGGAGTATATTCAAATCCTTCAACTGTATGATCTTTTTCTATATGCTGTATTAAATTTTGTCCTATAAAACCAGCGCCACCTGTAACTAATATTCTCATTTAAAAACCAAAGTATTGAAAGTCACCTTTCCAATTAAATTTATTATAATAAGCATTGTCCATTTCAACCATGTTAACATCTAATTCATCATTTGTCAAATAGTGTTGTAAAAAAGTGTTATTGGTTATGTCTATATTAAGTTTTGGTGCAAGATTATCTTTAACCCAATTAGCATGAGTGTTAATTGATGGATGTTTATCTTTTTCAATTTTTTTCCTTTTAGTAAAAAAACTTATTGGATCCTGATCTTTATAGGTAACATTAATGACTGGAGAGTGTTTTTGATCTGCATATGGTTGAATTGCTTGTACCCAACCATTATATATTTCTTTATTGTGTACAAACTTTTTATCTTTTATAAGAGAAGGCACATCAACACTGCTAGTAACAGCCCATTTACAAGGCAATGTTTTTAAAAAATTCATCGTCATACTAATATAGTTGTGACTCATATACATATAACTTTCTTCGTTCCAAGTCTGTTGTATCCAAGGTTCTTCAACACTTTTCATCCAAATGTTACCACCTGCTCGCCAATTTCCAAAAGGCAAAATACCAATTGAATGAATATCTAATCTATTAAAATCTGTGAATTGTACAACAACACAATCTTCTTCTGTTAAAGTATTTTTTGTGAGTGCTTCGTTGACACGTTGCATAATAGCATTATTACCCAGACCGCTAATTGCCCAATTTTGATGTTGTTCAAATTGATACCCTAGCAAATCACTCCAAGTGGGCCAATAGTAATTTGTATAACTACAACCAAATGTAAACAGTCTCATCTTAGTCTATCTTATCACACCATTTTACTATTTCATTCCATTGTTCTGTGGTAAGAATTTCTTTGTACATAGATTCTTCAATGTATCTTGGAATAAAATTAATGTTTAATGCTACACGTGAATTAGCATTTGTGCAAGTAGAACCTGAATGTTCCATGTGACTAGGAAATAATACAATTCTATTTGCAACACTTTCTATTTTATCTCCGTCAGCAAAAGCAGTGTATCCATCATTTGTATTCATGTAATAGATACCTGTTATACTTAAAGGCACCATACAATCACAATGAAAGCCATGCACATAAATTTTTTCAGTTCTTGGAACTAAATTAGCCTTAATCCTCACAAACGTATTAGGATGTATTCTATTAAAAATAGGAAACAACATCTGCCAATTGTCCTGTTCTGTAACTATGTTGCCATCTTCACGGAGTATATGATGAGTAAATTGATATTGATGCTTCTTGCTTTCTTCTACAACTTGAGACTCGTCTACAACATAGTTCTTGAAATACCAAGGAAAGTGTTCACCATAATAACGATCAATTATAACTTTTGCTTCATGTTCAGGCAACAAGTTATCAATTATAATTTTATTATTTTGTATTTTTTTCTGCATTTTTTACTTTCTCCATTATTTTTGTTGTAGAAAAACCTTCTACGGTCGGAAAAATTTTTACTTCAGCAAGTTCGTTACCCACCGTTGTCTCTACTGTGTAATCTCCACCTTTTACAATAACATCAGGTTTATGTGCTTGTATTGACTGCAATGGAGTATCTTGATCAAACACAACTACTTTGTCTACCCATGGTAACTGTAAAAGTTGTTGTTCTCTTATTTTTTCATCATTTAAAGGACGACCTTCACCTTTTAATCTTTTAACACTTGCATCTGAATTAATGCCAACAATTAATACATCTCCTTGCTGGCTTGCAAATTTTAACAATTCTAAATGTCCATTGTGTAAAATATCAAATACACCATTTGTCCATACCAATGTGTCTTCGATATCTTTTTTAGAAATTATAGATACGCCTCTTTTTTGTATTATTTTTTGAGCACCTTTGACTGCAAGTTTACAACATGATACCATGTCATTGTCTTTTATATAATGTGCAATAACAGCCAGCACAGAATCTCCTGCTCCGCTAACATCTGCTATTTCAACTTCTTCACCTTTTATGTGTGTGTATGAATCTTTGTTTGTTAAATGAATTCCATTTGCTCCATCAGTTACTATAAGCCATTGCCAACCATTTGCTTCGCAGTGTTGCTTTGCCAATTCTGGATCATAAACGCCAAACCATGATTCATATTCTTTCATGTTAGGTTTAACAGCAAACACGCCAGAATATATCTTAAAATTTTGTTTGGGATCTACATAAACGTTTTTACATTTTTGTAAAATTTTTTGCACAGTGTCTTTTTTAATTACGCCTTTATTGTAATCGCTTATTATTACTGTATCGCTATCTGTTAAATCTTCTAACAATTTTTCTACCGGCACATTTCCTTGATATTGTTCCTCTTTGTCCACTCTAATCAAATGTTGACCGTTTTGTCCTATGATTCTAGTTTTGGTAGTGGTGTATTTGCTATCCAGTGATATGAATGATTTGACTTCCTTTTGCATTAAGATTTCACGTATTTTTGCCCCGGGGATGTCGCTACCCACGGATCCATAAAGAGACGTGTGTGTGCCCAAATTTGACAGGTTTAACGACAGGTTTCCAGCGCCTCCTACGTTGTATTCTTTGTTATTTTCTTTTACCACAAGTACAGGTGCTTCAGGACTGACTTTTTGGCAGTCGCCATTTATCCATGTGTCTAACATTATATCACCTATAATTTTAATCATCTAAAAATTTAAGTATTTTGAATACTGTTTCTAATTTTGTTTGATTTACTTTTGATTGTAAAGTTTTTCTTAAACCTTGGTGTAACGGTTTGGGCCAATGGTTAAATGTGCACCATGCGAACCCATCATGTTCTTTGTTTAACTTTGGTAAAAATTCTGGACCAACAACACAAAGGTAAGTGTGATAAAGAAAGGCTTCATCATTGCTAATAAACGTCTCCATTGGAATTGTTTTAAGGATTTTAACATCGCCAATTTCTTCTTTAATTTCTCTTTTTAGACCTTGCCAGGCTAATTCGTCGGTAGTGGTTCCTCCAACAAGTCCCCATACTCTATTTTGTTTGCTTTGTGTTCTGTGTAGCAGTAAAAATCTATTTGTTTCTTTAGAATAGAATAATGCACCGCACCCAATAATCTTCTCGGTCATACAGTTAATTATTTAGAGTTGAATTTGCCAGGTTCCTTTACGATATTCACCTTCAAACGATAACAGCCATTGTTCACCTGTCCATTTGTATTGTATTCCGGTATTTAAATTGGTAATGAATTTGGTTGTAAATCCATCGCTGTCTTTTAAATTTGCACTTGCGTCAAACAGCACTTTCCATTCTGTGCCGTTCCATTCAATAATATCATTTTGTGACAATATAGAATTCTGTCCATTTGCATTTTTCCATGCATCAGCATCATTGGCAACTGTATTCAACAGCAACAATCTAACTCCTGTCTGTTTGATATCAGTAGGATTAAATTTTGTTGGATCTATAATAAAGTCTACAGTACCTCTTGTAGTTACACCAGTGAATACTGTGTCAGTTGGTATTGTGTCTTCGTCCCAATTAACAATCAACTGATTTTCGTTCAATTCGTTTATAGCAAATGTTCCGCTTACTCTTTGATTTATATCTTGTCTATTAAGCAATATTCTACTTAAACCAGCATTGTATTTTCCTGGTAAACTTTCAATAACTTTATTCCAGTTTATCGCACCTGCAACACCTTTGTCAATAATTTGACCAACATTATTCATCACTAATAAGTCATATCCAATACCTGTTGTGGCAACAACAGCATCAGCATCTTCTTTTGTAGTTTTGCTTGTATCAATTGTGCCATCTGCACTTGTTGTAATTGTTGATTTAACACTTTTAGTATAATCATCTGAGTATGCTTGAAGTTCGGGCATAGTTTGTCCTAAGTCTATATTACCTGTTCTTTCATTGTATATACTTGCAATAATTTGTGTTACCACTCCTAATTTTTTTACTTTCGTAGGAGGAGAAATATATATTGGCGTTGAAAAATTTAATGTTGCTACATCTATTTCCGATTCAGTTCCTGTTGGAATGGTTCTACTACTAAAATTAATACTTGAAATCTCAACAACACTTAAACTTGTCCAGTCAACATAATTGTCCGTGGTCTGAATTTCTAAACTTGGATTGAATAACATTAATATTTGTTCTAATACTTGTAATTTTTGTTCAGTGTTTGTTGTCCACAAATCAACAGCGACGCTCAAAGTGTAAGGTGTCGGCATTAATCTTTCTACTGTAAAATTGTTTCCTTGTGTGTTCAGGTACTCTTTATTTTCACTATCGTAAGAACGTTCTCTCAAATGAACTTTCGAAATGTATGTTGCATCTGCTAATCTATTTCTATCTAATTCTAAATTTGTTACGTAGACTCCCATACGTGGCGCACTCATGATTTTGTTTTCACTGTTATCTCTCATTATGTGAGCAACCTGTCTAGTAATATCACCATACATTACAGGAATAGTACGTAATCCACCATCGCCATCTTTGTAACTAAAGTTACTCATCAGTCTTACTATCTGAGTAATATATCTGCGTATCTGTCCATCATAAAAAAATTGCATTAATTTCTTCCTTTTGCTTCTTTGTGTTTTTCATTAAATTTTTTACCAATTGGCTCATAATAAGTTCTTGTTTTACCCATGTATGATTTAGTGACTTTCTTCAAGCCTTGTGGCTTTGCAGTGTGTGCCATAGGTATGCCAGCAAATCCAAATAGTTCTCTTATCTTCATGAGTTGTCCGCCTGTGGTCGTAACGCTTTAGAAAGGCTTTGTCTTTCTTCTTGACGTGTTTTGTATAATTCAACATTCCATTTACCATCAAATGGAATTTTTTCCTGCACATCATTTATAATTGGTAAAGTAATAAACACTTTATTGTTAGATGATGTTATTA